GACCAGCGCGGCGCGGAGCGCTACGAGCTCGGGGTGTCGGTGCTGAAGCACTGGCTGTTCGAGTCGCTGCGCGCCGACGCCGGAACGCCCGACGAGCCGGTGTTGCCGGCCGACCGGCACCTTCGATTTTCGACGAACCTCCCGGACGAGTATTTCCGGCAACTGACAGCGGAGACGTATGACCCGAAGCACGGCTGGATCGCGCGCGCGAACTACCACCGGAACGAAGCCCTCGACACGTTCGTCGGCGCTCGGGCCGCAGCCATGCACCACTCCGTCGCGGTCCATCGCCTGCGCGAGCCCGACTGGCAACGGCTGGAGAGTCTGTTCGAGCCGAAGGGTGGCGCGCAGAAGTCAGTCGCGGCCACCGCAATTTCGGTTCCGCTCGACCGTTTCGGCGCGCCGCGCCGGCCTGTGAGCTTCGACCAATGACGACCTGCGCCGAATACACAACCCGCCTGGGTGAGGCCGAGACCGCCCTGCACAAGCTTTCGACCGGCAGTGCGATCGAGACGATCCAGGACGGGGCCGAGCGCCTGACGTACAAGGCCACCGACATCACGAAGCTGCAGGCGTATGTCTCGTGGTTACAGGGCAAGGTCAACGCCTGCAACGGCACGCCGACGCGGCGCCGAATCATTCACTTCATCCCGGAGTAACCCGAAATGGCGAAACCTCACGTCCGATTGAAGGCGGACGGAGGGGGTATGCCGCGCGCGAACGCGGGCGCCTACGCCGGGGCGTCGGCGACGAACCGCGATGTGACCGCGTGGAACCCGTCGCGCGGGTCCGCAATGGCGGACCTTTCGCCGGACCTGCCGAATCTGATCTACCGCAACCGCGACATCTACCGGAACAACGGGGTCGCGCACGCCGGCGTTCAGACGATTATCGACAACGTCGTCGGCACCGGTCTCCGGTTGTCGGCGCGCCCGAATTACCTCGCGCTCGGGAAGGACAAGGCGTGGGCGGTCGAATGGGCAGCGCAGGCGCAGTCGTTCTATCACGCGTGGTGGCACTCGACCGCGTGCGACGCGGCGGACACCCTGACGGGAGACCAGCTCACCGCGCAGGTCATGTTCTCTAAGTTGAACAACGGCGCGAGCCTGACCCTGCCGCTGTGGATTCCGGACCGCGGTGACGGTTACGCGACGAAGCTGCAGACGGTGGAAATCGATCGGTTGTCGAACCCGTACAACGGCCCGGACGTGCGGACGTTTCACGGCGGGATCGAGTTCGGGGACTACGGAGAACCGCTGGCGTATCACATCCGGCGCGGCCACCCGGGGGACGCGTTCACCGAGTCGGACCCGCGAGCGTTCACCTGGGAGCGCATCCCGCGGCGCACGCCGTTCGGCCGCCTTCGGGTGATTCACGATTTCGACTCCGACCGCTCTGGCATGACGCGCGGGGCGCCGCTGATGGCGGCGATCTTGCCGCAGTTCAAGAACCTCGACCGCTACACGCAGGCCGAGCTGCAGGCCGCGGTCGGCAACGCGATGATCTTCGCCACGCTCGAAACCACGATGACCGGCGACGAGATCCTCGAAATGTTCACGAAGGACCCGGCCGCGTACTACAAGGCGCGCGAAGAGCAGGCGGTGCGGATGCAAAGCGGGTCGATGCTCCCGATCGCTCCCGGCGACAAGATGAACGCGTTCCTGCCGACGCGGCCGGCCTCCGGCTTTGGCGCGTTCGTCGAGAACATCCACCGGATCATCGGCGTCGCGCTCGACATGCCGTACGAGTTGCTGATGAAGGACTTCAGCAAGACGACTTACTCGTCGGCGCGCGCGGCGATGCTCGAGGCGTGGCGGTCGTTCAACCGCCGCCGGGATTGGCTCGGCACGATGTGGCTCGACCCGATCTACGGGCTGTTCCTCGAGGAGCTCGTCAACGACGGGCGGATCGATGCGCCTGGGTTCTACGAGAACCGCGCGGCGTACCTGCGCTGTCGCTGGATCGGCCCCGGCAAGGGCTGGGTGGACCCGGTGAAGGAAGCGCAGGCGGCGCAGACGCGCATTGTGTCGATGCTCTCTACCGCCGAGGATGAGTGCGCGGAACAGGGCAAGGACTGGGAGGAAGTGTTCGAGCAGCAGGCGCGCGAGATGGAAAAGCGCCGCGAGCTGAAACTCCCGGACCCCACGACGCCGGCCGTCAAGAATTACAAGGACTCGACCCTCGGGCCGGAAGGCGGCGACGAAGACGATCCAGCCAACGAACCGAAGGACGCGCCGCGGGATCGGGGCGATCCGCCGCCACCGAAGCGCGACAACGGAGCAGCCGTGGCGATGGCGCCCGAAGTGGCGGCGCTTGTCGCGAAGGTCGAAGACTTGGCCGAATCGGTGCGCCTGCAGACGATGCAGCGCCCGCCGCAGGAAATGACGGTCAACGTCCCGCCGAACGCGGATTCGGTAGCCCTAGCCGAATGCATGCAATCGGTCGGCCGGACGATTGCCGCGGCGATGCAAGAGCAGACCGGGGCGTTCCTCCGGTTGCAGGCGGAAATGGCCCGGCCGCGTAAGAGCACGATGGAAATCCTCGAGCGCGATGAGAACGGATTCGCGCGCAAGGCAGAGAAAACGGAGAGCCCACAATGAAATTCCCAGCATGGATGTATCGCAAGGACCCGGTCGAGGGCGGATTTCAGTCGACGCTCGTCGCCAACAAAGAGACGGCGACGCAACTGGCAGCGGACGGATGGAACAACGATCCGCATAGCCACGGCATCGAGGTCGTGGCGTACCCGGCCGAGCTCACGCCGGCCGGCACGCTGATCCACCACCCGACGCGCCCGGATGCCAACGGCAACCACGCGTTTGGTCCGAAACCGACTGCGCCGGGAATCGGCGGCAGCGTCGTGGGGGGGCGGTAATGAACATCACTCTCGACCTGACGAACATGCGTCTGAGCCGCGGCCTACGCCTGCGCATCCTGTGGGCGCAATTCAAGGCCCTGGCGTACGTCACGCTGTCGCGCTACCTGAACTGGACCGGGCTCGTCCTCAACGCGTCCAAGCTGAATTACGTCGCCGCGCTCGAGAAGGCGCGCATGGACGCGATTACGACCACCGTCGGCAACGCCGGCAAGCTCTACATTTTCAAAGGAACCCAACCGGCCGGACCCGGCACGACGCACTCCGAAGTTCTCGTCGTGGGTCCGTTCACGCTTGGCAGCCCGTTTGCGGCAGGCGCTACGACGGCTCTGCCTTCGGTCCTTTCCCCGACTTTGCCGTCGAACGTCAACGCGACGACGTCCGATCAAGCCACCTGGTGGCGCGTCACAACGTCGGCCGGCACGGCGACGAGCGCCGGCATCGTCGATGGCAGCGCCGCGACGTCGGGCGCCGACATGACGATCGGCCCAACGACGGCGGGGCAACCGGTGGCGATAACGGCCTGGACGCACAGCAGCGCAACGTACGGGCACTGAGTCGCGAATGCCAACCCGGCAGCAATTCACGCAGCTCGTCGCCGGACTGCGAGCCTCGAGCGATCCGACGGTGGTCGCCGCGCTCGCGATCCGGGACGACGTTGCGCTTGCCGGTTGGTGCAACACGAAGGCGGCGCCGAACTTCAAGTTCTGGAACGCCGCGCTCGCCGCCGGCGACACGGACGAGGCCTGCGACTGGACGCAATTCGATGCGATCCCGGCTGGCAAGCGAGACTCGTGGGGCTTTTTCCTCGCTCGAGCGACCCGCGACTTCAGCCGGGGCCCGGTTCGGAAATGGGTGACTGACGTGTGGGGCGCCGCGACCGGCTCGGGGCCGGCGGTCGCCATCCTGCAGGCCGGGACGTTCAACGCCAGCAACGCCGAGAAGATCATCGCGGTCGCGGAATCCGCACCGACCGCAACCACTGGGGATGTAAGCGCGACGAAGGCGAGCTGGTCCGGCTCGATCGGGCTCCATGAGCTGTCGGACGCGCTGAACAAGAACCCATGACCAACGAAGCAAAGCGGGTCGAGGGAAGCACGACGACGGTCATAAGTTTGTCCGCCACGTTGGCGAACGGCGCGAACACATACACCGGCCTTGCCAACTGCACGATGACTTCGCTGGACAACAGCACCGCGTTGTACCCGTGGGCGCGGGCGGTGTTGAACATCAACGACACGTTCGCAGCGGCGCCGACGGCTGGCGGCGGCGTCGAGTTGTGGATGATCAAGAACAACGTCGACGGCGGCACGGACATGACTCCGGTTCCGGCCGCGTCGGATTTGAAGGCGGCGATTCCGGTCGGGTTTTTCCAGATTTCCCCGCTGGACGTGGCGCATGTGATTGAAATAATTATCGACATAGCTGGGGTCAGCAATGCTGACTTTTTCATCAAGGATTCGACGGGGCAGCAAATCAGCTATTCGTCGGTCCCGACGACCGTGAAGATCACGCCGTTCTCGCTTGGCCCGACGTGACGACGTGTCAGATGACCGCGTTGCCGTCGCGGCGGACGCGTCCACCATTCGACTGTCCGCGCATCGACAAGACCAATCCGCTGACGCGCGGAATGCGGGCGCTGTTCGTCGGGGATAACGGTTACGAGCTCGTCAATGGGCTCCTGTTCAACAGGCTCGGCACCCCGACGGTCGGCTCGGACACCGCCGGACGTCTGTTGCGTTGCGCAGCAAACGGCGTTTCGTATGACGGTTATTACCCGCCGGAAACGACGGCGGGATCGCGTTCGGACACGCTCTACAACCCCATCGCGCCGCCGATCACGTTGGTGTGCATTGGACGCGCGACGGGCAATTTTTCTTGCGGGATTCAAAGGGCAAACGGTTCCGGCAATGGCTCCTGGGGTTGCGGTATGTATACCGGGACCAATAAGGGCGCATATGGTTTCTTTCGCACAAGCTCGTACACCCTGCTCAGTCCGCCGGATGCGTTGGTCGAATCAATCGCAACGCCGGGCGTGGGAATCTTCTCCATCGGCGCGGCGAACTACGCGCTGTGGAGTGCGCCGCTAGGCGCGTCGACCCTGTACCAGGAAACGACGGGGGCAACGCCGAGCGGCAATTTCTATTATGAATATGCGGATGCGTACCGTTGCATGAGTTATGGCAGCTCCTTTGTGGTGGCCGGCGGTGACATCAGTCTCGGGGCGCTGTTTGTCGGGGTTGCGTGGTCGAAGGAGCAGGCGCGCGAATTCCTGACGAATCCCTGGCAACTGTTTGAGGAATAGCGGTGGCGTTTCGTCCGTATTGGTTCGACCCGACGGTCTACCAGTTCGCATACCCCGCGTCGGACATCGCGGCGAACGGGTGGCTGCCGTCGAGCGGTGGCGACTTGTACGCGATGCTCGACGAGGCCGCGGCAGACGATGCGGATTACATTTATTCGCCGGACAACCCGACGTCGCAACAATTCGAAGTGAAGCTCACGCCGACGGACAAACCGGCGGCGGGTTCGACGATGCGATTCCGAATCAATCTTCGGGCGATCACGCTTGACACGGATTTCGACATCGACTTGGTCGAAGGGGCGACGGTGAAGGATTCCTGGACGGAATCGGTGACGGTCGCGGAGGGATGGGTAACGCGCGAACATACCGTGGCCTCGGCGATTGTCGACGGCATGAGCGACTTCACCGATCTCCGCATCCGCGGAATCGCGAGCGCATGAAGCACGTCATTACTTGCGGCCTGTGCAAAGGGGCCGGACAGTTGTGGCTCGGTGGCGCGGATTATGTCGAATGCGCGGATTGCCTTGCAACCGGCAAGGTGGAAATGCACGAATACAAAGTGCGAAAAGTAGAACGCACGATTTTCGTGCCTGGAATGCCGGGGTTTCGCACGCTTACAAATCGTTTGGTGAATTGGGGGTGACGCAATGTCTTTATACCGACTCGCGCAAACGAGCACCGTGACGACGAGCGCCAATTGCGCGGCCGACATGGCGTGTTCAACCGGCGTGCGCCCGAAACTGATGGAATGGGATTTATTCCTTGGGGCGGCGACCGCGTCAACGTTCAGTTTGCGCCGATCGTCGGCGTTAGGCGGCGGGCGCACGTCGCCGGTCGCGTTGGTCGCGGAAGATCCTGGTGATGCGGCGTTAACCGGTATCAACCTCGTTGATATGGC